TCTGCTGGGTGCGCTGCTCGGCATCTCTACGGCGCAGTACAACAAGCAGGAACCGCCCGACGAGGGCTGATCTACTGCTTACGCACTGCTTACAAATGCCTCGAAAACCATTGTAAATACGCGCTTCTCGTATGAATGGGGTTCAAGAGGCCGAGAGTTCAAATCTCTCCACCCAGACCAGAAAAGTCCCGAAATCATTGAGGTTTCGGGGCTTTTGCTATTTCTGGACAATGGCATAAAATGGTGATAAATTGGAGTTTACTGCTTACATTACTGCTTACAAGGATTCGATGATTTGGGTCATGGCTTCGAGTTCTGCGGACTGGTACATTTTCTTGGTGGTGGAGTAGTTAGCGTGGCCTATCAGCTTGGCTTTGTCCACGTCGCTGCCCGACGCACCTTTGAGGAGATTTGCGAAGGTGTGGCGGCATGAGTAAGGGACATAGTAGGCGGGTTGGTCTGGCGTAGGCATGGGCTGGATTCCAGCGGCGGCAAGTACGGGATAGAAGTAGTTGTCCCGAAAATACTTGGGCGACATCTGGGTTCCATCATCCTTTGGAAACAAGTATTCGGAATTTCCGAATAGTTTGCCATCGATGATGGCTACAATCCTTCGAGAGACGGGAACGGCCCTGTTCTTCCCGGCCTCTGTCTTAATGCCTCCGTAGAGGATGCCGTCCTTGTAGTCGGACTTTTTCAAACTGAACAGTTCGGCGGGACGGAAGCCTGTGTAGATCAGGCAGTAGACATCCTCGGCATGGGGCGTGATCCCAATTTGGTCATGGATCAGTTCAATTTGGTCATGGTCGAACGCTGGGCGCGTTCCCTTCTCGTCGTTGCCGGTGTGAAGGTATTCGGCGTAGTTCATGTCCGTCTGGTGCCGGGGGATGGCGTACTTCATAAGTAGACCCGCGAGGGCTTTCATGTTTTCCTTGGTGCGCTTGCCACAGGGGCAATCGTCAATGCACTCTTGGAGATCGTCCAGATCGATGTCGGCGAATGGGATGTAGTGGATAGGCGCGAAGTATTTCCATGCAGCCTTGTAGCAGTTCATTGTAGAGCGCCCTACGCGCCCCTCATGGGCCGGGAGCCAGAGGTCATATATTTCCATCGCCGTGAGTCTACGGATGGTCTTAGGGGTATTTCTGAGCGCTTCGCAATAGTCCAGAGCGTCCTTCTTCCTTGCAAAGCCTCCCTTGGTACGCCTGATCGCCTGGGCGCGGCCCGTTGGCGTTATCTTCCAGCCCACCGTGACACAAGCCGTCCATGTTTTGCCGCGCTTGTAGGCGGTTCCCTGACCGTTTCCGCGAACCTTCGGCTTCATTCAAACCACAACCTTATCATGTTGCCGCGCCGTTCTATGCGCGGTTCTTTTTCTTTTCTGCCTGATGGCTCTCCAATATCTCCAATGCAATTCCCTGATAGACAGGTTCAGCGGCATGGTAGGCGTTGAGAACATGCCTATCTTCATCTGTCAACTTTTCAACGGGTTCAATCGGTGTTTCACTCATCAATCTCTCAATGCCCTTGTTTATCAAATCCATCACAGCCTCGTTTTGACTTCTGAAACGATGCGCGAATCTGTATTCGTCCACCGCCTTATAGAGTTCTTCATCATTGAAGGTAATCATGGCGCGTGGTTTATTAGTCGGCATATTATCGCCCCTTTCAATCATATTATACACCATTGAAGAAGTGTGTCAATGGTTACAATTTGATTAAATGATGAAAAGTTGCACCGAAACCCCTTGACAGTGAAACACTTTTGCTGTAATATCATCACAGGTGAAACACCGAAACACTATTGAAGGGAGGGGAGAAGGTGAACGACGAGAAGAAGGACTGGCGACTGTCCATCAGCTTGACCAAAGAGCAGGAAGAAGCGATCGTGAAACTGCGTCAGACTGACGAGTACGCACGATGTTCTCTCGGTGAAGTTGTCCGTCAACTTATCAACGCTGGTTTGGAAGTGAAAGCAAATGACGCTTGACGAAATCCGCAACAGCACCAAGGAAGTGCTGACACCCGCTGAGGTGGCCGAGGTGTTGAGGTGCGATCCGCAGGACGTTCGCGTGGCGGCGAGACAGCGGCCTGACCTGCTGGGCTTCAACGTGGCGGTGATCGGAACACGGGTCAAGGTTCCACGGCTGGCGTTCATCAGGTGGATGGAAGGGCAACAATAAAGGCCGCTCGGCGTGAGGGGCCGAACGGCTGAGGAAAGGAGAGAGCGTAGTGGAAAACTCTCACAAGGATTATAACACGATGTCGCGCGATATGCAAGTACCATTCAGGATCGACCCTGAGTTCGAGAACAAAATCCCGCCGATCAGCGAGGACGAGTTCAGGCAGTTGCGCGAGAACATCCTGACGGCTGGCGAGGTTTACGAACCGCTGGTTGTGTGGGACGGGGTGCTGGTGGACGGTCACAATCGATGGAAGGTGATTCAAGAGAATCCCGAAGTCAAGTGGCGTACACGCAACATGGAGTTTGCCGACAAGTGGGCCGCGTTCGAGTGGATGTACAAAAACCAGTTGGGACGCAGGAACCTCACCGACGAGCAGCGCACGTACATGATCGGGAAGATGTACGAGGCGAGGAAGAAAAGCGTTGGCGCACCAACCGGGAATACCAATAATTCAAAAGTCAATGCGGACAAAATGTCCGAATTGAAAACCCCGAGGGGAATTAAGGATGGAACGGCTGGTGAGATTGGCAAGGAAGTCGGTATAGATAGTCGTAGCGTTCGCCGCGCCGAGAAGTTCACCAAGGGCGTTGACGCTCTTAGAGAAGTCAGCCCCGAAGCCGCAGGCAAGGTTCTGGACGGAAAGACGGGCGCGACCAAAGCCGATGTTCGGGAATTGGCAACCGCTGAACCCGCCATCGTCGAAGCCTTTGCCAAGGCGATCGAGGAAAACAAGAAGCCTGTTCGCCCGAAGCGTCCTCCCAAGACCGAGGAAGAAAAGCGGAACTTTGCAGAGATCGAAGCCATTATGCGCGACATGCGCGACCCGACCACGACCCCGGAGTTTACCATAGACTTTCTGATTGAGGACATCGAACTCAACGGACAGACCTATGTTGAACTGCTTGCAAGCACCATAGAAGAACGAAGCAACCTTGCGACCGACGAGAACAAGCCGCTGATTGTGGCGGCTATCAACAAAGTAGTGGAAGGAATATTGAAAGTGAGGGAATCAATATGAAGTATCCGAATGGTCATGAGTTTGAGTACAAGTTTCTGCGGCCTTCGCAGATCGAGATTGACCCGCTGTACCAGCGGCGGTTGCGGACTGCGGTTGTGGACAACATCGTCAAGGAGTTCAACGGCGATACGTTCAACGAGCCGAAGGTGAGCAACCGCGACGGCAAGTATTGGGTGTTCGACGGACAGCACACGCTGGCGGCGTGGCGCAAGATGAACGGCAACGAGGACAAGCCCATCTACTGCAAAGTGTTCAAGGGCATGACGTGGCTGGATGAGTGCAAACGGTTCATCGACCAGGACGGTTTCGGCGGCGACCCGAACGTGCGCGAGAGGTTGAGCGCGGCTTATGAAGCGCGTGAACCTGATGTGATCGCTATGGTGAAGGGCGCGGAGTTGGTCGGGTTCAAGGTGAACTTTAAGAACAACAAGACCAACAAGACCATCGTTGCCGTGAACGCGCTGTATGCGGCGTTCAACAAGCTGGGAGCCGATGTCTATGTGGAAATGCTGACGGCTATCCGCGACGCATGGAACTATGACACAGACAGTATGTGCGCTCCGATCATCAACGCCATGTCCACGTTCTACAAGACCTACGGCGGGAACTTCAAGCGCGGCGACCTTGTGAACAGTTTGAAGCGTATTACCCCGATGCAGATTATCCGCGATGGCAGAACGCTTCGCATGAAAAACGGTTTCGCCCGTGAGATCGTGAAGTCTTACAACAAGGGGCGCAAGTACAAACTGGACATCGAAAAGCTGTAGGAGGTGCTCATGGGAACCAGACGCAAGGTGGCTGTGTGGTATCTGCGGCGGCGGGGCGAGTATGTGATCGCTGACTATCCCGGAAAGCCGAAGAACCTGGACTGTGTTTTTCACAGCCAAAGCCACATGATGGAGTTTGCAAGGAGCGCGGGACTGATACTGAAAGCGAGGGATAGCAATGACGGCACTCATGGGAACCGCCCTGTACATCGTGGCAATCCTGACCGCAGGGTGGATGGGCTACATGCTGGGTTTTGATGGCGGCATCAAACACGAAAAGACCAAGCGTGGCGTTAGAAAGTGGTGATCCTGTAGGCATGATATCGCTTCAAAAACTGGAAATGGGAGGATGACATGGCAGCACTTTATGAGATCAGCGCACAGTATGCGTCAATCCTTGACGCAGTTGAATGCGCAGAGAGTGATGAAGAAGCCTGTGAGCTGTTGGATGAGCTGGCAGAGATAGGCGATGCACTTGAAAACAAGGCGGAACAGTTTATCCGCATTATCAAGGTCAAGGAGGCCGAAGCGGCGGCGTTCAAGGCCGAGGCGGACAGACTGTCAAGGAAGAAAAAGGCCGCTGAGAACGTCGCTGAACGTCTGAAAAAGGCCATGCTGGATGCCATGCAGTTGACAGGTCAAAAGGAGATCAAGACCAGCATCGGCAAGTGGCGGGTGCAGAATAACCCGTGGTCGTGCGAGGTGGTCAACATCGACAAAGTTCCGATGGAGTATCACATCAAGCAAGAGGATAAGATCGACAAGGTGGGATTGCTCAAGCGGTTCGCCTTGACCGGCGAGGTGGTGGACGGATGCGAGTTCGTCCAGAAGCCGGGGATCAGGTTCAGATAGGAGGATGAGAGCATGAATGAAAACGGATATGACGCGGCATCCCTGGTGTGTCTGCCGCGGCATGAATACGCAAGGCTGGTGGCCGCAAAGGCCAAGCTGGACGTAGTGGAAAGCTGTGTGTTGTCCATGGACGCCTATGAGTGCAAGCGGGTGTTCGATATTCTGTTTGCGCAGGAGGAAGCGGATGAGTAATGGACATGCATTACTGCGACATCTTCACGGACTGTTATCATTGTCCCGCCCCGTTCTGCCCCTATGAGAAATTGGAGCCGTCTTGGCTGGACGATGTGAAAGAGGACGAAGAAGATGAGGA